GCTACAAATCAGACAGTTTTAAAAACACCTGATATGGGCATAAAACAATCTACAATCTATCTAATTGTACAATTAGAAGGTTTAAAACACAAACCATATGATGATGGCTACGGTAATATGACGATTGGTGTGGGGCATTTGATTAAACCCAGTGAACCACATCTGTATTTTACCGAACTAACAACCAAAGAAGCACACAAGATTCTAGTAAACGATATGAGGGCTTGTGAGCGCACTATTGGTTCAAAGGTAACCTCACCCATCAACCAGCATCAGTTTGATGCACTGATGAGCTTTTGCCATAATGTAGGGCCTGATAAATTTATAGGTTCCAATGTATTGGCTCAAGTGAATAAACAAAATTACAAAAAAGCAGGTGATGCTTTGCTAACTTGGAACAAGCCTGCGGAACTAATAAGCAGGCGGCAAAAAGAACGCCAGCTATTTCTAAAAGGGGCGTAATAGCCCCTTTTTTTGCATTAATAGATATAAGGGCTGATCACCCGTAAATATTTAAACCTTAAGGAAAAACCATGGAAGATTTCAAAAAACTACCTAAGATGCAGTCATTTAAAGTTGGCGGCAAGGTATCTAAAAAATTCACAGCAGCTATGGAAAAAGAATTTCCAAAAGGTGCTACAATCACCCCAGCACAAGACGAAGCAGAAGATAAGAAGATGGTTAAAAAAGCCGTCGGTCAACACGAGTCTGCTTTGCATGAAGGTGAACCAAAAACAAAACTAAAATTAAAAACTGGTGGTCGTACTAAAAAAGAAGTTGGTACGGTTCAAAAGTATTGCGGCGGCAGTTCAGTTAAATCATATTGCGGCGGCAAATCTGTTAAAAAATATAATGGCGCAGATGGCAGTTATGTAACATCTGATAAAACTCCAGACCAAATCGTTGCTGAAGATACACGAATTGGTAATCAAGGCGATCGTGAATTGGTTGCAGCACCATTAAGAGCAGCTAAAAACTATGTTAAAGACAAAGTTCAAAGCATGTTTGGCACAAAACCGACAGAAGCAGAAATAAAAAAAGCAACAACTCCATCTGCCCCAGTTGCTAAAAAACGTGGCGGTCGTTGCAAATGAAAGACTTTAAACCAATGGTTAAAATGCAAGCCGGCGGTTTAGTTGGTATGGGTCAGTCACAACCATCTGGCCCTATGGGCGTTATAGCACCTGGCGACCAATACCAACCAAGTCGTGCCCCTCAAGCCAGAATTGGTTATAAATCTGGAAAGAAAGTGAAAAAATAATGCCATACAAATCAGAAGCACAACGTGGCGCCATGGGCGCGGCAGCTGCCGGTAAATCAACTTTAGGGATTCCTAAAAAAGTTGGTAAGGAATTCATGAAGGCTGGCCCAGCATCTAAAAATTTACCTAAAAAAGTTCCTAAGAGAGCAGCAGGCAGAGGACGATAATAATGGCCTATTCTGGCACAATCAATCAAACTAAGGTCAACGTAGCCCAGCTTATTGAATACGCGTTTCGTGAAGCTGGTAAAGTTGCCGAAGAACAAACACCTGAGTATATTAACGCCGCACGTCAGGCGTTATTTTACATTCTTCAGGCTTTGTCTAATAAAGGCATTGACCTATGGATGATAAAAACTGTGCTATTGGGCGCGCAACAAGCCCAAACAGTTTTACCGTTACCAGCTGGTACAGTAAAGATTTTGGAAGCCAACTGGAGATACTTACAGACTCCATTAATTGCTGAGGCTTTGCCTATTGACAATCCAGACGCTTACAATCTATTTAATAACAATGATTTGAGTTTGCATGCAACAACTACAGCACTTGAAAACTACTTTGGTTGGGACTATCAACAATCACAAATTATTACTCAAATTGGTTTTAATGCTTACGCTCCTGGTGGCAGCGCAACATATAATTTTGTACTAGAGACAAGCAACGACGGCACCACATGGTCAACAGCGCAGACTGTTCCAGAGGTGACACTGGCAGACAAAGAATGGTATTATTTCCAGTTAGTTTTAACACCTGGTTTCTTGTACTATCGTTTGCGTGAGACTGTAGCAACAACTGTATCACTACGTGCTATACAGCCATCTTATGTGCAGCAAGATATTCCATTGGCTCCATTGAACCGTGACACATATTTTGCGTTGCCAAATAAACAATTCCAGTCTCAACGTTCATTGCAATACTGGTATAACAAAGGTGTAGAGCAAAGTATGTACTTGTGGCCTATTCCACAAGACAACTTCCAATGTTTCCAAATTGTGATTGAGCAACAATTACAAGACGTTGGTACGCTAACAAATGAATTGTATATGCCAAACCGTTGGTTAAACGCAGTTCAGTCTATGCTATCTCATAAAGTTGCAAAACAATTACCAGGTATTGACTTACAAAGAATTGTATATCTTGAAGGTCAAGCTAAACAAGATTTAGAAGACGCTGGCAACGGTGAAGAAGACAACGCACCAATTTATTTCCAACCTAATATTAGCTATTACACAAGGTAATCATGGCAGCATATGTAATGACCTACGATAATCTCGTGGCGGATGTAATCAAATATTCCGAGCGTGATGACACTGGTTTCGTAGACCAGATTCCAATGCTGATTGGTTTAGCAGAGCAGGCTATTGCTGCAGAGATTAAAACATTGTGGGAATTAAATGTAGTACAAACTACACTTATTCCTGGCCCAACAGGTTCTATTGTAACTAAGCCAGCAAGATGGCGTAAAACAATATCAATGAAAATCAATGGCAACCCAGTGACACATCGCTCACAGGACTATGTGGCTCAATTCCAATCTGAGTCAGATCAAGGTGTGCCTATCTATTATGCAGATTATGATTACGACCACTGGGCATTAGGTCCTATTCCTGATGCGGCTTACCCAATTGAAATTATTTACTACAGCCGTATCCAGCCATTAGATGCAACCAATCAAGAGAACTTGATTACTCGTGAGGCACCACAGGCTTTATTGTTTGGCACATTGCTACAAGCCCAAGGCTATTTAAAGAGCTTGGACAAACTACAAATGTGGCAAGGTTTTTATGACAAAGCCATGGCTGCACTGAAAGCTGAAAATACAAGCCGTAATGTGGATCGAAACACTGCTGTTATGGAGCCTTAATGCCAACATACGTATCCCCCTTCACTGGTGATGTAGTACAACCAACAGACGTCAGTTACTATTCTTTAACGTTTAGTACTGACCAAACTTTGGTATGGCCTAACTACGCCGTACCGGGTGCTACTACTGTTGCAGCAGCCCGTGTTATGGATTGCGTGGCAGAAGACACAGGGTTAATTGTTACCCTACCCGCCGCTAATCAAGGCTCTGTTGGTACTGATATTTTGTTCCGCAATAAAGGTGCAAACGCTTTTATTGTGCAAGACCCATCTGGTGACCAATCAGTTACAATTGACGTTGGTGGCGCTCGCTATTTCTATTTAGTAGATAACTCAACAGTAGACGGTGTTTGGAGTAACGTAGAGTTTGGTGCTGGTACATCATACGCTGATGCTGCATCTTTGGTTGGTAATGGTTTGACTAACCAAGCTGGTAAGTTAGAAACTTCTACCAGTGTTTATGAAGTATCTGTAGCTCCTACATTCAATGAAGAAAGCCGAGCCAAAGCTTATGTTTGGACAAGCGGTGCTGGTACATTTACATTACCAGACCCTTTAACTCTTGAAACTGGTTGGTTTATTCTTGTAAGAAACAATGGTACTGGTGCTCTTACAATTGACCCATACAGCACACAGACAATTGACGGCAACACAAGCATTATTTTCTATCCGTCTGATTCTGCTACGATTGTTTTTGATGCAACAACTGGTAACTATTTTACCGTTGGTTTTGCTAGACAATCAACAGTGGCATACACTGCTGCAACATATGACGTTGACAGTATTGTAGGACCAACATTAAGCCTTGTTAGCTTCGCCCCAACAATCCAAACCTATGTAGCATTCTCTGGCACTCGTACAACTGATTTAACTATTGAATTGCCAGCTATTACCCAGTTGTATGTTCTTAATAACAACACGGGTCATATTGAATATGACTTGATTTTCCAAGTTACTGGTAGTTTAAGCACCCCATTAACAATTGGTAATGGAGTAACTGCTTTAGTTTTAAGCGACGGCGCAACGCTATCTATTTTAGCGTCTCAATCTGCTACGGGAACATTCCTAGCAAACGATGGAACTGAATCTAACCCAGCATTCTCTTTCACCAGTGATACAAGCTCTGGTATGTACTTGATTGGTAACCACCACTTAGGTTTAACAGCACACGGTACAAAGATGCTTGATTTAAACGCATCTAACTTATCTGATTTACAGTTATCTACAGACGCACAATTTAATGCAGCGTTAATCGCTGGAGGTTCATTCTAATGCCGGATAGCAGAGACGGTCTTATTTATACACTAGGTGTAACACCAGGTATTAAACGAGATGGAACACAATTTGAGGCACGAGAATTTACTGAAGGTGTTTGGTCACGCTTCCAACGTGGTGTGCCTAGAAAAATGGGTGGCTACCGCCAAATGTTCCGTGACTCTAATGGTGTGCCAAGGGGTATGATTAGTAACGCATACAACGCGTTAAATTACATGTTTGTTGGTAACGAGAATACATTAGATGCGTTTACAACCAGCACAAACTTTGGTGTTGGTAGTGGTCCTTATGTAGCAGAAATGCTTGTTGGATATTCTGAATTTGCAGTAACCTCTTATGCTTCCCCTTCTTTTGTGGTTGCTGGCGACAAAACAACAGTGTTTACCGCTGGCACAAAAGTTGTATTTAGTCAAACACCAGGAGCACCTATTTATGAGGTATTATCTTCTGTACTTGCTACTAACACAACGGTTACACTAACAACAGCTTTTGCTGAAATGCCTACATCTGTTTGGTTGGCGAATACTTACTATCAACCAAATCCTGATAACTTGTGGCAGTTTGATATTCAATACAACCCACAAGGTGCAGCGTTACAGGTACTAGCACACCCTGGTAAAAATTTAACAAATATTGATAATGGTACACCTTCACAAGTGTACGTTGGCAATATTTTGCCTGGGGTTGGCAATCAGTGGACATTTACTGGATTAGCAGATTCTAGTGGTGCAAATCCAACATACAAACCAATTGAAGTAGATGGTGGCGTGTGTGTTTTATACCCATTTATTTTTGTATATGGTTCTAATGGTTTCATTGCAAACAACAACGTAGATACAACATACGCAAACCAAAACTTTACAGATTGGAACGGTCCTTTAGCAAACCAAGTCAACATGGCCGCTGGTAAGATTGTTAAAGGTATTCCAGTTCGTGGTGGTACTCAGTCACCATCTGGTTTATTCTGGGCCACAGACTCACTAATTCGTGTGTCGTTTACAGGTCAGGTTGACTTGTATTGGAGATACGATATTATTTCCAGCCAGACTTCTATTATGTCATCAAACGCAGTTGTCGAAATGGACGGCGTTTATTACTGGATGGGTGTGGACCGTTTTTATCAATACAACGGTACAGTTTCAGTATTAGCCAACGATAAAAACATAAACTGGCTGTTTGATAATCTGAATTACGCACAACGCCAAAAAGTGTGGGCAACAAAAGTGCCTAGATATAATGAAATCTGGTTCTTTTATCCTAGAGGCACCGCAACAGAGTGTACTGATGCTATCATCTATAACGTTAAAGATAAGTTATGGTATGACGCTGGTAGTGCTGTTGGTGCACAACGTTCTTGTGGCTATACTACAGAGGTTTTCCCAACTCCTGTTTGGTGTGATTGGAACTACGTTGCTACATTTGGAGCGCCATATCCAAAAATTGCTACTCCAGCTGGTGAACCAGCTCCAGGTTTGAACCAAGTATATATTGCTGGTGACGTAACTACAGCATTTGTCCCAGGTAAAAACTTCCAGTTTTCCACTAATATTACTGATGATTTCTATACTGTGGCTACAGCTACATATAACGCTGTTAAGAATTTTACATTGATTACAGCTACTCAAGACTTTGTAACAACACCAGATGTTGGTCAAAACGTATACCCAGTAAGTAACGGTTACACTATTTGGCAGCAAGAGTTTGGCTACAATTCAGTCAGTGACGACGGCACTTTAGCTATCCCAGCATCCATTACAACTTGCGACATCAGTTGGGTAGGTGGAACACCTGCTCAAGATACACCACAAGGTGTAAACAGACGTATTCATTTGCGCCGTATTGAGCCCGATTTTAACCAAACAGGCGATATGACTGTTCAAGTGGTTGGTCGTGCTTTTGCCCGCGGAGATGAGCAAGATTCACCAATATTTACATTTGGTCCTAACGATGGCAAGGTAGACTTGCGTATTGAAAACCGTGAATCTCGCCTATTGTTTGGCTCTAATACACTGAATGGTAACTATGAAATGGGCCGCATTTTGATTACCGCAGAGTACGGTGACGAGCGTCCATAATGGCTAGAATATTCCAAGACATACCACAACTTCCAGTTGATGTATCTTGGGAAGACTGGAATGGCAATATGATTCATTACTTTGGAGAAGAACAGTTGCCATATGTTCCAGAAGATAATTGGCAAGAATTTGCCCGAGTTATGGGTAGCTTGACCACATTTTCAGCTTATGGTTTCCCTGGTCCAGAAATATACAGTGATTGGAAAGACTGGGCAAACGCAATTATCGTTATTGTTAACGGTCCAAGCCGTTGATTTAGGGCGAAAAACCCAATTTCTTTGCATTAATAGATATAGAATAGACTATCCCAAAATACCATGACACCTTCAGAAATCATCCTACAAGATAGCCAACGCAATGGTGTTGATGGTCAACGTCTTTTGCAGGGTATTGCCTATGCTGTTAAAAATGGCACTGCAAAAGTAATACACAAGAATAATTCTGTATTAACAATGCAAAATATGGGTAACGAATCTAACGCATATTCTTTGCATTTATTTACTTTAGATGAGCCTATTTCTTTGGCCAAAGCGTTAGCATCTTTTATTAAAACTATTAGAAATATGGAAGGTGTTCAAACTGTTTACGGGGACACAGATAACCAACAATTATTAGGTTTGTTGGGTAAATTAGGTGTTGATGTTTTACAGTCTGACTTAGATGGTTATACCTGGATGGCCAAAGTATGAGAAATGCTCATTTTGACATGCTCCCGATGGGGGCTTTTGAACATTGCGGAAACGGTAAAATAAAATTATACGGCCCAGTAAATGCTGTGACTAATTTTGTAGGTGATGTTGTTAGCGGTGTTGGTAATGTAATAAGTGATGCTGGTTCATTTATTAACGACAATGTTATCAAACCAGTTGTAGAACATCCATTAGAAACATTGGCTGCTGTTACTGCAGTTGCAACAATGAATCCTGAATTATTACCTAGTATTTTAGGTGCTGAAACAACAACAGCTGCAGCAACTGATTATTTAGGAAGTGCGGCTCTTGGTGACGCTACAACAGGCGCTGTTGGTTCAGGAGCAACAGGTTTTGGTATTGGTTCAGGCACAAGCGGTATTGGTTTAGGCGCTGCCGTGCCAGCTTCTGTTGGGACTGCTGCGGCTGCTGATGCACTAACAGGTGGAGTTGCATCTGATGTTGCTGCTGCCGGAAACGCAGTTAATGCAGCAAATGCTACAGTAGATGCGATAGCTACGGAACCTTGGGGATTAAATCCTGCTTTACCAACGACTACAACTGCACCTTTTGGTACTTTTGATCCAAATGTAATTTCTGCACCAGGTATTGATACTGCTGCAGCAGCAAACGTGCCATATTTAGGTGGTGCGTCATCTTTGGCTCCAGGAACTGCAGGTTTAACTGCTGAAGAATTGGCTGCGGCTGGTGGTGCAGCTTCTGATGCTGCGGCAAAATCAGGTCTAGGTTATTTAGGTGGCGCTGATGCACTACCAACTGGAACTGCTGGTATTACAACTACAGTTCCTGAAACTAATACATTAGCAGATACGCTAACTAATAAACTTACAAATACTGCTATAAATAAAACATTAGGCGGTTTATTGGGTGGCACTACAACAGG